CGATCCTAATTATCGCGTTACTCGCATCCGCAGTTGGAAAGACAATTACGAAATCACCGCTTGAAGACTCTTTATCAGAACCAAAATCTAAAACCAAAACAGTTGGGTCTCCAGAAGCTGAATCATTGAATATCAAGGCTCCACGAGCCGTAATGGTGCTGCTTCCGAAAGTGACATCTGCAAAATCTGTCAAAGCTGTTGTGCTTGAGGTTGTTGGGGTAACGTTTGTCAACGTCGCACCTTTTGCCGTATACCCGGTGCCACTAACCTCATTTCCAGTGGTATATGCTGTTGTTGCGGCTGTAAAAGTTGCACTATTCGTATACAACGCAATTTTAAACGTGTTCCCGCTGGTATTAGTAAAGTTGTGCGTACCAGTAAGGAGTTCCTTCTTAAAACTGGTACACATAAAATTTCCGTCAAATGCCATTATATTCTCCTCAACGCTTCCGCTAATTTAGGTTGTCCCGCATCACGCAACATGTTGTAAACATTTGTTCTGTCGCTTTTAACTGCTTCTTTTAAATAAAAAGAAATCAGAACCAACATTTGCTCTTTGTAAGCCAAAGCCTGTGCTTTAATAACCTCCGGTGCGGTGTCTGATACAGATATAATGTGCTTTACACATCTTTCCGCTATTTCTTCGGGGGTAGAACCACGGTTTTGCGTTGTAGTAACTGTAATCCCAAAATCAGTTGGAGTGCTTGCGCTATCTGTCCACATTATGTTTTTTGCCTCGTTACAAGTCCTGTTCTATAAGCATCTGTAACTTCTTTTGCTTCACCAAACATTTTCAAAGCCGTTAAAGCTTGCAAAAACTTTTTGTCATACTCTTGCATCAAATCTTTTTCGCCTTTCATATAAGTATAACATTCAATTAAAGACCCATAAAGTAAGGTAACTTCAGCATTTTCACTAAGCCAAGTTGTTCCAGAATCTGCTCCCGCAGTTAAACTGGCGGGTCTGTAGTAATAATGTAGCTCCGATTCATAATTTGCGGATGCCGTAGGCGCTAAAATAAGGTTTTCAATGTCAAACAATGCGTAATATCTAGGAACCCCGGTTGTTGCGGGGTTCGGGTTAAAGGATTGTAAAAAGTTAACGTCTTTGAATTCTAAAAATATTTTTTCATTACTGTTTGTTAAAGCAAAAGAAAAAGGCGCAAGAAAGTCCTCCGGAAGATTAAGATACAAACTACCGGACGCAATTGTTCCCTCAACATTTTTACGAAACAATGTTAATTGGACGTTTTTAAGAATACGTTCTTCGGCTTGTCTTATGAAAACAGGCAGATTATTAACAAAGCTGGTTTCTTGGTTTTCAGTATAATCCTGCAATGCAGTTTTAAGTTGCGCGTAAGTAAAGCTCATGTAGTCACCGTTACTTGCCCAACAAACCCTATTCCTTTAAAAGGTTTAGGGGTCATGTCTTCTACATTAAGTATACCCACGTAAACTTCCATAGGTTCTACACGATCCGGACGAGCATCTCGCAAAGCTTGTGGATCTACATCAGAGCGAAACGGCCCCAATTGTGGCTGTTTGGGTTCATATTCATCTTTGCCAACCAACATGCCATTCCACTCTTTACGCATATCTCTGTACCGATATCGAAAACCAGATCGGTCAGATATAGCATAAGCGTGTTTTCCTGAAGCATACTTTGCCATTTTAAGTCCTAAAATACATATAGCTTGGCGTTATGTTGAAAGAGGCTCTATCCCTGTCTTCATTTGCCGCCCTCTCAAATTCTTCTTCATAAATAGTTTTCAACAACGGAGTTTTCTGAGGGGCTTTCTTTACGGATATGTAGTAAGCCAGACCTGCTGCAAGACAAGGGAAAAACCTGAAAGGAAGCTCTACAGTGTTGGTGTATTCCCCCGCGTCATCTATGCGGGTTAGAGCATCATATATAATCACATCCGTACTGTTGTCTGGTGTAGGCCAAACATTCAAAACCGGGGTGATTTGTCTATCAAGGAAAAACTGATTGGGTCGTGCTTGTGTCGTTTTGTTGGGTATGTTTAAAAACCCACTACGACTTAATCTTTCCGCAGAAATATCCGTACTATCTCGCCTTACCACTACGGACAAGATGTCAATTACATCGGTGCCTAGACTATAAGAAGCCGTACCTGCGGTTACTGTTTGTGTGCGTTGGGTGATAGTCCACTGGTTCAAGCCCCTATTTGCCCAATCTGCAAAAAGAATATTTAAAGACCTTCTGGCTGATTTTAGGTCATAGCCCGTTCGTGCTTCTAAGCCGCAACGCTCAAAAGCTTCTTCAATGTAATCATTTACATCTAGTTCAAAAGTTGTGGTCCCAGACGTAGCCATTTCCGCACCCTATGAGTCTTCTGTCTCATTATCGTGATAAAGATTGTCAAATACAATGGAGGGGTCCATATAGCTTTCATGTCCCTCTGCGGAATGAATAGTTTGGCTAGGCCGAAAATCCGGTGCGCCCTCTCCTGTAGCCCATAAAGCAGGGCTTGTAGCCCTTACTCGATTATTAGGTAACGCCACCATATTACCGTACCAAGCTCCCGGCTCTGTAATATACATGACATGACTTTGTTTATGCTGGGCAGGATCATCCGCGATATTATGGTCCGTATAATCGACGGTAAACATATATCGAGCAGAGTAAAATTCATGGTCAATCTTTGCAACCCACGGACTACTACTCACCCGATCCATCACAACTACGCCATGATTTCTCGATTCGCAATCCCACGGTTGTGCTAAATGATCTATCATCCTTTCGGGCCATTCATCCATTACTATATCGGCAACAAGTGCCTGTATGGGCATTCTGGCCCACATCGCCCCACCATGCAGGTTTGGTTCATCGTCCTCTGGATCTACTTCACATCCAGTGAAAACCACCTGAAAACTTAAACTTCTATCCGGTATTGTGTTTACAGCAATTGCCATTGCATGAAGATAATCCCCATGATGACGCATGTGGTTACACGTAAACTCTCTCCGAACCCAACAATTAAAATGCGGTATATTGCTTATTAAATACGGCATTCTAAGCTTTTTTGTTTACAGAATACCCTTTGTCTTTCAAAAACGCTCGTGCTTTGGCAACAGTCATTGCTCCGCCATTCGATCCGTTTTTGCTTTTCTTCACAGCGCCACCCTTTTTCATACCTTTCGGATAAGCCGCACCGCCTTTACGCATCATCTTAGGTGCGCCACCTTTTCTCATCATCTTAGGTCTTTTTCCAGCCATTTTCCCACCTCATACTGTTGAAACTGAACCCGTAGTTACTTTCCTACGATTTGGCAAAATTGCACCACAACCTCTTGCAACCAAGCCGCCTTTCCTAAGGTAAGTAACTTTAGGAGTTTTTGGCTTTGGGCCTATTTTTACGGCACGTCCCATTAAGCATGGAAAGCAGTAATAGTAGTAAAAGTAGCTACTGTGTACTGAATATACACCCCATCCGTAAACATAACGCCTTCTTCCGGAATATTCACATCGCGTGTAACAGTGGCACTAGCTACCGTCCCTAACTTCATCACAGAAGTACCTGAAGGGGACGCAGTTAAAAAATCTAAAGTACCCGCTGTACCAGAATTAACAATGTAAATCCCTTTTAGACGGGATCTTCCTGCAAAGACAACATCTGCCGCTCCACCAGCCATTCCAATAGAAACATTAGCCGCAGGTTGCGCCGAAGCATCTGCCGCCGTTATTGTCTTAAAATATTTAGTGCCAGCATGGGCGGTAGCTGATGCAGAAAGCGTGATAACTTCTGTCTGAGAATCTCCATTAACGTCTGTACCGGTTAACGTTACGGTTTTACCGTTATCGCCCGTTCCGGCTGTCGTACAGGTGATGATTCTTCCTGCGGCAAAAGTAGCTACCCCACCATCGGTGTCTGTGCCATCTATAGTAAAAGCCGTATTGGGACGAGCGGCGGCGGCTACTGAAGCCGCATCCACTGCATTTGTGTCGGCAGTAATAAAAACTGCTTGTGCATCAGAACCTGCCATCGTTTATTCCTCTATTTCACCCCGTAAAACCAAAGCTTTACGAGCAGCACTTCCTATGGGGGGAAGTGCTGCCGTGTTGACTGCTTTAGGTTTTGCTTTAGGTTTAGGTTTAGGTTTAGCTCCAGTTTTAGCTTTAACTTTAGCTTTAACTTTAACTTTAGCTTTCTCTTTTGCAGCCATAGCTAATTACCTTAACGGTTTTGTGATGTAAACAAATAATCAATAGTTGCTGATTTAGTTCCAGTCGCAGACCCTGAAAGCTCCATAGCACCGATAGTTAGGTTCTCGTTATCGGGAAGATTATCTGTATGCGTAGCAACAAGGTTCCTGTTTACAAAAAATTCAACTGAACCCGTTTCTTTAACGTGAAAACCAAGCGTTATATAAGTGCCGGGAACTATATCCACACCAGAGTCTGTTGTGGTTGCGGTGCCATCTTTTTCTGTTACGCAGTCAATATTGCTGTCGCCATCGTCAATTTGGAAAACAATTCTGTCGGTAGCGGTTAACATGGCTTCTGGATTAGTAGCAAAGTTAAGCGTCAGGCCAACACAAACGTCCATTGCATCACCTTCGTCGTCGGTAATAAACAGCTTTGTTTCAAACCAAATATCTCTTGACGAAGATAGGGCATATATTTCGTTACCCTGTACAGAAGCGCCATCATTGTCTGTGGTAGCTTGAGAAGTTAAAACAAGAGTGCCGTTTTCAGCGTCAGCGCCCAAAGCAGCAGTGGCACTTGAATCTTTAACGACTGTCCAGTCGTTAGTTGCATCAAGCGCAATTCCCGTAAAATCGTCCATATAAGTGACGAAATCAGGGTTTTTATCAACCGGAAGGTTTTCAAACCACTTTCGTGGTGAATCCTTACCAGCAAAAAGAATAGGACCAGTAAAATGAACAGCCATGATTTTCTCCCGTCTTGGCTAATGTCAGTCACCCAATGCGACTGTCAGGAAAGGAAAATCATACCCTAAAATAAAAAAGGCGGCAAGCGCCGCCTTTCTCAATAGAGAGCTAATTAAGCTCCCGGTGTACCGATCACTGATCTCCAATCGGAAACGCCGAACGAATAACGAGCACGGGCTTTAAAACGCATGTTGCCAGTATCAAAGTCCCCTTCCATTGCCGTTTTAACCGGCGAACGGTTGAAGTATTTGAAACCATTTGGCGCATCAGTTTTAATGAAGAATGCATCCGTATCAGTGAGGAAGTGGTTAACCACCGCACCTTCAGGGAGCATACCCATTGCCTTAGTAGCGTTAATGTCGTTATCAGCAGTTCCGGGTCTCAGGTTAGAATTAATAATTCTTTCTGAGATGAACTGGAGTTCTTTAGGAATAATAAGTTTCATTCCACGAACTGCGATCTTCAGGCCCCGCTCGTCGGTAAAGCCAGCAATATCGATTAACATTTGCTCAAGCGAAGTCTCGTTGAGATCCGCAGCAACTGCCAATACGTTAGTCTGATTACCGGACAAGGATGGGTGAGAAGCAGAACATAAAGCTGCGCCGTCACCCAAAGCAAAACCATTGCTGGTAGAAAAAGCGTTGTTGAGAACAGCAGCCGCTTTTATTTGCTTTGTGGTAGCCATTGATCGAGCCAATGCCTTGGTATAGCGGGAAGCAAGACGGTCATAAAGATTATCTTCAATAGCTTCTTCTGTAATTGAAAAAGCGAGAGCGATAGTCTCATGCGTATATCTTGCTGTATAGGTCTCTTGTGCGTCGTCAAAGCTTATTGTACCACCTTCACTTTTGACAGGAGCACTTGCGAAACCGCCCAGCATAACCTCCTCTTCAAAGGCTCTGTCCGAAGACTCTTCCTCAAAGATTTCAGCATCTTCGTTTTCGTAGCGATCATACTCTAAGCCGAACAGCGCATTAAGGCCGGGTTCTAGCTCTTTCGCTAATTGCGATCTTGAAATAGCCATTAGTCTGCCTCCTTAAATGCCTAACGAGGTCGCAGTAGTCTGCGAGTCGAAACGGCTTGTTGATGAGTTAAAATGAGCGTTAAGACGAACCAACAACGGTATA